CCATACTCGTGTTGATATCACCCGACATGCGGCAGCCCTCAACTTTGTACTTAAGCTTCAGACCTTCAACATATCCAATTCCACTGTTACTGATCTGCCACTTCAACAGCTCAGCAAGTTCAGGACTATTAAACACTCTATTATAGAAACTGTGCTCGAACTTCAAAGCCTCACGACTGACGTGCTGGTCAAAGCGTGTGGCATCGAGCCCGATGGCAACAGGATCCTGAAAAGTGTCCCAATTCTCCCGAAGTTGCTGAGCCGTCGCAGCGGCATTCATCCCCTTGCAGACCACGGCATATCCAAATGCGTCTGCGAATCCAGCAAATAGGTTCTTCTCGAAGGGTTTGAGGTAGCGACCCACGCACACATTGTAGCGTGGGTTACGAGGTTGGATAACCCGGGGTGCCGGGTCAGGCTTGCTTGAAAAGTTTACCTTCTCAGCTTTCACGAACACACTGACAGTTGCGTCTCTTTTGTTAACAGCCTCGACTTGTAGGCTAGAGACGGCCCGTTCATACAATGCACGCTTACGAGCGTCGTGGTACAAAGAGGGATAGTCCTCAATGCTAACGACGTTGGATGAACACGTGTTCTGCAGAACGTCAGCTCTGATAGAGCTTAGTCTGTCAAATGCGCCAGCTACTGGCCTGATGGGAGGCGCCAGTACGCCTCCAGTCGATGTGCACAACACACGCTCGACCACACCACGGGCAAGATTAACGATGCTCGCGTTATGTACGCCGTAGGACGGTGATCCAACAAAACCATCCAACGTACGCACTACGCGCTCGTCCTTTCTGCCATCCCTACCAGCTTGCGTGATGGTGATGAGTGGGCAATCTGTCCTGTCAACAGCAGTGTCCACACCACGCAAGTAAGCAGGGCGCCCCTATTCTCTCTTGGTCATGACCTTCTTCTTCCGTTTAGCAGCTACCTCGGAATAGCGGATCTGACTCGCCAAGATCTCAGAGTGAGTAGGGATAAAATACAACTCAGTAGCCAAGGGAGCGTAATGCGAAATGTGAGAGGCCCGCATGCCCATCTCACTCATTACTCCTCGCAAGCACCGGGCAACAACAAGCCGATTGGCTGCTGTGTCCGAGACTGTCCCGATCTTGCTCTTCACAAGTCGCACAGCCCTGTACATGCAAGGCTTGGCCTTGACTACTGGTGCTCCATCTTCGGGTTCACATTCACTTTCATCAAGCTCCAACCAGCTTGAATCATCAGCGATGTAGGCCTGCACAGCCTGATCGCCTTTCGTGTATCTGAAGGGGCGGTCCCAACGACGGTACACTACTACAAGAACGACAAGTAGCAGCGTGAAGATTACATAGATATCATCCATGATTGCGGTG